GGGAACTTTATTGTTAAAGAAGGCAATTCTTCTCTCAATCCATCTAAACCAGATCCAATTGATGATGCTGTACCTCTCTTTTATGCATATATTCCTGCATTTACGAAGACAACCAAAGATGTAAGAGTTACTCCAGTTGATAACCGTCGTTACACTATGCGTGACATCGGTAAACTAGAGAAGCGTATTGAGCGTCTTGAGTATTATACTACACTCAGCATCCTAGAACAGCAAGCTCTTAACATGCAAGTCAAGGATGAAATTGGACTTGATAGATTTAAGTCTGGATTCTTTGTTGATAACTTTGAAGCACACAAGGTTGGTAATCTTTCTTCCCTTGATTACAGATGTGCAGTGGACAGTCAACAAAGTGTTCTACGTCCTCAAGCAAAAGAAGATTCTGTAAATCTAGAAGAGGTAAACGTAAGAGAAGATCAAAGATCTGTTTCTGGTTATAAGAAGTCTGGAGATATGGTAACTCTACCTTTCTCTCCTCTAAATTTACTAGGAAATGATTTTGCATCTAAGACTTTAAATCCAAATCCATTTGTTGTTCTTCAATATGTTGGTGATGGAGAAATTTCCCCATCTATTGATCATTGGTATGATCAAACTGAAGAACCATTGGTAGTAGATACTAACACTGATCTGTTTAACATCTTCCTTGCAAAAGAAAATGTAAAAGAAAGTTTTTCCAGTTTGTACAATTCTTTTGTAGTTAACTGGGTTGGAACATCCACATCGTTTACTACTATTAATTCTCTAGGACAAGTCAATACACAGCAAGCTGTAACTTCTGTTGCTAGCGCATCCGTTGCAAGTTCTTCTAATATTAGTCCTCAAAATAATGAAGTAGGAAAAGGAATCCAGACTAAGAGTGTTGGTGAAAGTTTAGTTTCAACTTCTCTAGCATTCTTTGCCAGAAGTATTCCTGTCAGATATGTTATTAGAAGAATGAAACCTAATACGAAGATGTATGTCTTCTTAGAGGGGAGAGATATTGGTCGCTGGGTAAATCCAGACCTAAGATTTACAGGTATTGCTGGTAACTCTCTATCTGCATTTAATGGTGAGATCACAACTGATGAGTATGGTAATGCTAGCGGACTAATTGTTGTTCCTGCTGGTTTACCTCCACTTGAGAATGCAACCTGGACTGGTGATGTAGATACTCTACCATATGATACTTCTGCTGAGGAAGTATCAATTACTTCTGGCGTATTAACTTTCAGATTTACTTCTAGTGCAACTAATGCTCCTAAAGAAGAAGTAGATAGTTATACCGAAGTCAAGTATTATGCTACTGGTCTTCTTCCAGAAAATCCTTCCAGCATTGTATCTACCAAACCTTCTTACTTTAAATCTAATGAAGGTGTTCAGTTGATTGAAAGTAATACTGATAATCCTATCAGACCAAATCCTCTTGCACAAACATTTAAGATTGAAAATCTAGAGGGTGGTTGTTTTGTTACTGGTGTTGATATGTTCTTCAGCAAGAAAAGCACCAACATTCCAGTAAAAGCATATATTTCTAATGTTGATGCAGAAAAACCAGCTAAGAATATTGTTCCTGGTTCTGAAAAGACGCTTTCTCCAAATACGTTCCTTAAGTGTTTTGCTAGTGGTAATCTAGCAGTTTATAAGGGTGAAAGCGTAACAGGTGCATCTTCTGCTGCATCTGGTCCTATTATTAAAATCTTTGATAAGAATAACGTAGAGCTAGTTGCGACTGCATCTGGTAAGTATAGTCTCACTAATGAGCAAGTCTATACGGTTGTTCTAAGTAATCACAATGGCAAATCTTTTGTACAGAACGAAGATTTAATTATTCCTTCTGTTACAGAAGCAAATGCATTGAACAATACAGACCTTGTTCTTGCTATTGCAAAAGACAGTGGTAAAGTGTCTAGAATGAGAATTACTAACACTGGTCAAAATTACGATAGTGCAATTCTTACTATTGAGAGTCCACAATTACCTGGTGGATCTACTGCTACTGCAAGTATTGAAGTCTCTAATGGTAAAATTTATAATGCTGAGGTATCACTCAGTGGTTTTGGTTACACAGAAGCGCCTTCTGTGGTCGTTAAAGGCGTTGGAAACGGTGCTGGAGGGTGTGAGATCCAAACGTTTATTGAGATTGATACACCAGCGGTTAGAATGGGTGTAGCGGTTGATGCAGGAGAGGTAACAAACTCCACAACACCTACACACTTTGCATTTGATTATCCTGTTTATCTGCAGAATGATACAGAGTATGCTCTAGTAGTAGAAACTGATTCTACTGATTATGAACTATGGGTATCCAGACTAGGTGAAACCGACATTGCTACAAGTACGGTCATTACAACACAACCATCACTAGGTTCGGTATACCGTTCTCAGAATACCGAAAGTTGGACCGAAGATATTTTTGAGGATCTTAAGTTTACTCTCTACAGAGCAGAGTTTGATACTACTAGACCTGCAGAACTTCTTCTTAAGAACGTCAACCTTGGTTATGAACTTTTAGATGCAAACCCAATTGAAACAAATGCAAGCTCCAATTCTGCTAGTACATCTGTACTATTCAAGAATAACAATGCAGTTGTTAAAGTAAATCATAGAGATCATGGTTTTGAAGATAGTGGTAAATCTTATGTGTTCTATAGAACTGCTCTAGAGACAGGTGGTATTACTGCTTCCACTATTAATAGTAACTTGTTCCAAGTTACTAATTCTGGTGTTGACTCTTATAATGTCCTTTCCCCATCTCAAGCTGCAGGCAACTCTCTTGGTGGTGGAACCTCTGTTTATGCAAGTCACAACAGAAAATTTGAGACTCTATATCCACAAGTTCATTAA